GTAGACACTAGCTTTTGAGTTTTCTCCAAGAGCGGTTGAGTAGGCTCCAGTTCCCCGATTTGGTTCATACCCTTGATTCTTCACGAACGCCGTTGTTGCTATTTGTGTATTATTCGTTCCTGTCGCTGGCGTGGGTGCGGTTGGAGTTCCTGTAAGAGCTGGGGATTCTAATGGTGCATAATAGCTCCCATGCTGTCCGTCGAGGAGGTCAGCATCAAGACCGGAGCCAGAGCCATCGTTACCTGAGTTCCAAATCTTAGCCCATTCGCCCCAGTTAGTCCGATCTGCGGAATATCGTTTATATATATTTCCGGATTGTGTAAAAGCTAATTGACTGGTTCCCCCTCCGGATCCATCCATCCATGGTTGTAACGTAAGAACCACGGAGTACAGATTCCAATCTGGTTGTCCTATATCACTATTTGCAGCGAATTCAAAATGAGCGCCCATTAAATAAGTATTTGCTGCCTTACTTCCTTGATCGCGAGAATCAGATAACATAATGCTATTTCTACCCTGTGCTCTGTTTGGAAAAGGATCATTCCCAGAATGCCAGACAGTTTCTCCGTTAATCGTTGGGCTTCCAGTAAAAGCAGGAGATGCTAATGGTGCTTTTGTAGAATCAGCTACTGTAATATCCTTACTACCATCAAATGAAACTCCGTTTATTTTTCTAGCAGTGGCTAATTTTGTTGCAGTGTCTGAATTACCTGTAAGATTACCAATAATATTTGTATTTATTATAGGGGAATACTCGTCGGTAACAACACCATTTGCTACTCTAAATCCACCTGTTTGTGTGATTATTTTAACTGGTGTAAACCCACTTGCTGAACCAAATGGTGCGTATCCTAGTTTATCCATTGTGATAGAGAAATTAGATGACACGCTGTAAAGTAAAGTAACATGAAGAGAACACCACCAAACAGCATTTGTTTGTATGTATAAATACCCATCTGCATCAATAGCAACAGCTAGTTTTGCTTCCGCTGCAACTGCTTGTCCTAGATTAAACAAAGCTACTGTATATGCTGAACTTGGTGAATATGCTGACACAGATAATCGGTACGAAGCTCTTTGTGGATGATTATTGTCACTAATAAGCTCTAACTCAAACGTCATTGCAGTTGTTATTTTGCAAACCTTATACCAATAATATGTTACAGTTGGACTTTCTCCTTCGGCATACCTATATAAATCATCTTCCACTTTTCTCCACTGATACAGAGGAGCTGTTGCCGTTGATGCGTTACCTGCGAACGTAGGTACTTCATCTGTTAAATCAAGCACGCCCTGAATCTCGTTTACTTCGGCTACGACTCCCTCGATGCCTGCTTCTATGTTGTTCATGCGGGCTGCGGTGAATGCCGTTCCTGCTTGCGAGATTGCTTCCGGCTCATTTATCAGTTCGACGTAATCGTTTGATTCGTTCAGCTTGCGGAAGCGGTTCGGCTTCGTCGCAATTCTCGGCTTCCAGTATTCTCTATTGTATTCCATGATTCCTCCTTTTAGAACGTCAGTTCCCAAACAATAATGATTGATACGCTTGCGGTCTTATAGATATTTACCGTCGCGCGTGAAAGCAAAAGACCTGAATCAATCGTTTCAGTTGCCTTTGCGAATGTGCCTACTTCTTTTATAAACTCACCTGTCGGATTCCCTTCACTCGCGGTAAACGGTGTTTCCGTTGTGAACTTTACCTGCGAGAACGATTTGAAACCGACTGGCTTGCGCGCGTATTCTGTAACAAGTTTTACATCGCTTCGAGTGGCTGCGGTTGTTCCTGTCCCGAGTGCAAGATGCGTAATGTTTAGCGCGTCGCAATCAGGGTTAGAAATAGCTTGATTGAGAAACTCAAAGATAGCGGCGAACATACCGGAGGTGATTGTGTTATTAAAAACCTCTTCCCACTTCCTGCCGGTTTTCTCGTCAGTGTATTTTACAATGTACCGACCTTCTGGCTTTATTTTGTCAATCATCAATACCCCTCCGTTACATAAGGCTCTGCTCCGTATATCATCGTGTCAAATAAACTACTTCCATCTGTGCAATATACCGCGTTCCCATACCCGACCACTTTGTAGGTGTCGGTGAACGTAATTCTTTCATGCACACTTGACCGCTTGATTATAACATCATCTACGCGGATTGATAAGTTATTTATCTTCTTGTCGTTCTTGTTTAATACGGTTCCGTACCGTGAATAGAAACCTTTGTTTTTAAGCTTTACAGAAATATGCTTCTTGTCATACTTTACAGTTATGCTTCTTTCTACTACAACATAATCACCTGAAATAAATATCTCTGGAAAGTCCATGTGCCAGACATTCAGCAATGCCGATGCAAACAAGTCTTCGCAGGTGCAAGATATTGTTTCCTCGCGCTCGTCGCTTTGTGAGAGAAGGTCGAACGCCTTGTTTTTCCCGTCGGTGTAGTTTGTGATAGAAGTATCAATCTCGACTGCTTCAATCTTTCCAGAAAGCCCAGAGAGCGCGGCTATTTCATTTTTCAGTGATTCGTTTTCCTCGGCAATCTCGACCGAGTAAAAGCCCATGTACTGGAATGCGACAAGATCACCCGCAGCTGGTTTCGTCGTTGCGTTCGGATTAACTATTATCACATTCTCGCCGTACTTCCATAGGAATGTTTTTGTCGCGTCGCTCTCATCAACGCCCTTGAGTCCGAAGCCAACCTCGACGGCGTTTATCGTGCAGGCTTTTAATTCTGACACTTGATAGGGTACAAGTTGTTCGGTTTGTTCTGCCACCCAGTAAGTAGACTTTTCCTGCAAGCTCGTTTCTGTGTTCGCGCCAGACACGTATTGCACCGTCCTGAGTGTTTGCCCGGTTTCGCTTTTCTTGATACGCGCGACGGTGTCGGGAGTATCTACTAAAGGGAATTCTTCGCGGGATGTGAAAGAGAAAACCTTGTCCTCTGATACACGTGCAACAGCCCCAACTGCGTCGCCTAATTCCGTGAGAACGTCGGCTAATGTAAGGCGGGATGCGGTGTATTTTTCGTAGTACCGTTGAAACTGCGAGATTGTCCCCTTCGTGAGATTCTCTTCGGCAAGATAATTGTCGAAAAGATAGTCTACAATCTCGTGGGTGTACTTACCATTGAACGATTCAGAAACAAGGCGGTTGTTAAAAATAGACTCGCCAGAAAGAACTGTAATAGGATAAATTAACCAATTATATTTACTGACAAACTCAGGTGTATCGACCGACTGAATGATTCCATAAAAGAAAGGCGCGCCGTCCTCTTCCATGACGACGCTCTGCCATGACACGGGAGGAAGCGCGTCACCGATCGGAGATACATCGATTTGAGAAGATGCCGACGCGCCTGATTGTTCGCGTATGAGGAATGAGTCGGTGAAGTTATATTCAACGCCTGATATATAAAGCTTAATAGCCATACGCACCACCAGCGGCTACGTCAAGCCATTCAAAAGCCGCGCGCCCTATTTCCCTATCGTTTATTATGACAGGCACAACTCCTGATATGTTTACCGACTGCTTCCCAAGCCCGGTGAATGACGCCATGATAGAAGAGAGTGCTTCAGGTGCAAGCATCATTGTGTTACCGCTCATAAGGTCTTGGTTAAAAGTTTTCGGCACGATCCGCTCGCCCTTGTGAACCATCGCAAGGTGATCAGCTGATATGTTCGGAGAGCCCACATCCCAGAACTTGAGCTTTGATAGTAAGTTGCCTGCGCCTGATACAACGGCCTTTGCCCCGGAGGCTATCGCACTTCCTGCTCCTTTCACTAAATCAACAGCTCCGGAGGCGACGCCTTTTATACCATTGCCTATTGCAGACACGACGCTTTTTCCAAGATCCCATGCGCCGGAAAATACGTTTACGATATTGTCCCAGAGTCCGGTGAAGATTCCCTTTACTGCGTTCCATATCGCTGCGCCTGCTGAAAGAATCCCATTGATAAGCCCCTGTATCATGTCGCCGCCTAGTCCGGCGAAAACGGTAGACGGAGATTGAATACCGAAAAGCGACAAGATCGGCTTTATTATCCAATTCCAAAATAGATCTCCAATTCCCTTGAATAGCCCAGTGAACGCCGCGCTGATTCCTGCCAATAAACCTTCGATCAATGACCATGCAACCTTTCCAATAGCGACAAGTAGTTCCGGGATTGATTGTATAATCGCCATAGCGATAAGTGGGATGGCGTATAAAACAGCCTCGATTATCGCTGGTGTGTTGTCTATTATCGCTTGTACTATCATCGGGAAGGCGGTGATTATCGCCTTAATTATTTCTGGCAGCGCTTTGACTATTGCATAGATAAGATCAGGCAATGCCTTTCCTAGACCGTTGATTATTGCTCCAACCATCTCGACCCCAGCCTTTATCAGATCAGGGAGACCGCCAAGAAGCAAATCAACCATTTCTGACAATATCAACACGGCGGCATTAACAAGTTCTGGCAAAGCTTTAACAATGCCCTTAGCAAAAGAAATTATTATTTTACCAGCAGACTTTATAAACTCTGGGGCATAATCAATTATCAATTTTACAAGACCGTCTATGGCATTATCAAAAGTTTTCGTTATCGCCGGAAGGTTTTGAATAATTCCAGATAAAAAACTTCTGATCATTTCAAAAGCTGATTTTAACCAGACAGGAGAAAGTGCAAGATCGACAGTAAAGAAGTTTTCTAGCCCGGAAAGAAACTCCTGCAAGCTTGCAAGCATAGCGTTCGGGTCGAACTTTGCAAGTTTGGAAAGGAGAGAAAATCCTTTCGAGAAAACGCCTTTCATGAATGAGAATCCTGATCCTATCACGTTCGATATTTTCCCCATCATGACCTTAACTTGGTTCACAATGGCGGATGACTTGTCTCGTATCGCAAGCAGAACGCCCCGCAGACCTTTCTCCGCGACAGGAGCAACATCTTCTG